AACATGGCTAGCTTGACATCGAAGGCTGCCGGAGTTCTACTCTCGTTTTATAATTACTTTTCAGATCCAGAATTAGTACCTATAGGTATATCAGAGGATTATAATTTACCGATAGGTGATGTTCTAATAACTGATAGTTTTGATATTATCTACATTAAAAACGGCCACACCAATGTAGTTAAGTGGGTCTTTAACTACAAGGACAGCCATGAGCATTTATACAACGTCGACTTTGTATCCATGCAATACGCATACACTAAAAATAGAGACAGTAAAAATAGGAATGTTAGATATGGTTATTTTGATATCATGTCGGCTAATCCTAAAGTTGAATATGTTGATTTTGTTCAAGAAGATGTCGACTCATTAAACTTTTGGGTTGATGAACTTAGCACGTGTAGTAACTTCGTGCCAAGAAGAGGGTTAACTTATTACTGCAAGCGCTGTCCGTTTGACAGCCCATGTTCTAAATGGTCTAATTGGAAAAAAGATAAGGAAAACAAAGATGACAAAAAATAAAGATGATAACTTATTAGATTCATTTTTAAAAGATGAAAAGATAGTTTCAATGGTAGAAGAGGAAGATATAATCTTGGCACCTCTTCTAAAAGAAATTTCTTTTATATCTAGTGAGGGCTTGAGATCTTTTGTTAGATCTATATTGGTAAGAGCAGATTCTTTTTGGAAAATACCATCATCTTTCTCGGGTAAGTATCATCCACCAGATGAGCATGGCGAGGGCGGTAACGCCTTGCATACTATGAGAGTAGTTAGAGCAGCTAAGATGCTTTGCCAATCTCATAGTATGAGCGAAGAAGAATCTGATTTGATCTTTGCTGCATGTTTACTCCACGATGTAACAAAAGGCAAGATAGATAAAGATGGTTGGTTCTCTTACGATAAGATGCACCCATATACGGTTGGCGACTTTGTTAAATACTGCCAAGAAGATGACAAAAAGTTTGCTAGTGACATCCATTCGTCTACGTTGTATGTAAACGAAGATGATGTTCAAACAATACTAAGACTAGTGAGATGCCACCTTGGTCCGTGGTCCCCTATACCGGAAACTGTACCAATAACTTACCTAGACCAAATAGTGCATGTAGCAGATAACATAGCTTCTAAGATCCATTACATATTGGATGGCGATGATATCATAGAGAGCAGATGGAAAGACCATGGAACCACTACTTAACAGAATAAATAAAAGAAACTTTCTAGTATCAAATTTAGAAAGCTACATCCAAGAATCTGTTTACTATAGAAGCTACTCTTTCGAGCTCAATAATAAAAATAACAAAACAATAATTTATAATTTTGTAAACAATTCTGGCAAAGGTAAAATACAGTGAGACCAACTACTGATGAAAAAAAGTTTTTAAAAGACTGGAAATTTGTTGAGGTAGCTAGATACGTTGATTCTTTATCTAAGGTTATCAGAGAAAAAAATGGCGATAACCCATTGGTTATACCTTTTGACCAGGTTGAAAAGTATTCAGACAAGCACAACAATGTGGGTGTCTATACTTCCGTTTGGCTTTATAATAATGAAGATATAAATAAGGCAACTAGATATTCTAATTTATATTTTGATTTAGATAACTCAGACATAGCTATAGCCTATCAGGAAACTGTAAAGCTAGTAAATATATTAAAGAATAAAATTCCAGAAGAAGCTATAAAAATATACTTTACTGGTAAAAAAGGTTTTCATATAGAATGTGAGGGCTCAGCTTTAGGTATAACTCCATCTAATGAGCTGCATGTTTTATTTAGATTTATAGCTTCAGACATAAGGTCTTCTTATGATATAACAAGCTTAGATTTAAGCGTGTATGATGCTAGAAGAATGTGGAGATTGCCTGGTAGCAAGCACCAGAGCACTGGCTTATATAAAACACTACTAACTATAGATGAATTCAATAGTGGTTTAGAGGCTATCTTTTTGATTAGCAGAAACTTTAGATCTAGTGAGTACCAAGATATAGATTTTGATTATAAATCCAATGAATGGTATAGAGAATATTCCTATAAAATGGAAGCAGATAAAGAAAGAAGCAAAGATTATCTTTCCTACTTTAATAAGCATGGGTCTAAAGGCTTAAAGCAAGTAGATGATTCACCAAAGGTATTTTCTCCGCATGTACTATTTAAAAACTGCCCGGCAATAAAAAGAATATATCAAGAAGCTAGAGAAAAACATGACATAGACCATGAGTCTAGATTGTTCCTCTGTTCGATTCTAACTTACACCGATGATTCTATTGAGCTTCTTCATGAAATATTAAGCAATTGCAGTGACTACAACGTCCAAAAATCTACATCTCATATAAATGATTGGATAAGAAGAAGAGAGATTGGGATAGGCGGTAGACCATATACCTGCGAAAGAGCAAATTCAGTAGGCGTTGGGTGCGGGGATTGCCAGCTAGAAGGAAGAAAGAAATGGGTTAAGGTTGGAGAAAAATTTGTAGAAACAAATGTAAAATCTTCTCCCTCACCAATAAGGTTCGCATACAGATCAACTAAGAAGGAGAAAAAAAAATGAATAATATAAATGATCCAGATGATGTTATAGGCGTATGTTCTGAGTGTAATTCAGATCAACCTATGAGCTACATGGAAAGAAGCCCATTTGCTCAAGCGGGACAGCCAGTCCCATGCAAGTTCTGTGGAGGAATAGTCTTAATCACTTACAGAGAAACCAGAAACAACACAATAGATAGCAGCAATAAAGGTAGAGGCATAAACTAATTAATGAAGAATTGGACAAACCTACATAACCACACCGTGTTCTCCATGCTGGATGGGCATGGAGACGTAGAACAGTACCTGACTAGAGCCAAGGATCTTGGCATGTTGGGTTTAGCTACGACCGATCACGGCAATATACACTCGTGGTTAGACTTCTACGATGCTGGTATGGCATGTGGCGTAAAGCCAATTCTTGGTTCAGAAATGTACCAGGCTAGAAAAAGTAGATTTGATAGAGATGAAGAGGAAAGATCTGGCCCATCAAAAAATGAATGGGAACAAAGAGGGCCATACCATATAACTATACTAGCCAAGAACAATGTTGGTTATCATAACATAATAAAGATGTCCTCTAAAGCTTTTACTGAAGGATATTATGTAAAGCCTAGAGTAGATCATGATTTAATATCACAACATTCCGAGGGGATAATAGTTTTATCTGGCTGTCTTAACGGAGAAGTTTCGCAAGCCCTTCTTAGAAAGGACTACAAGACAGCATTAAATCATGCAGCAAAGATGCAGCAGATTGTAGGTAAAGAAAATTACTTTATTGAAATTCAGAATCATGGTATAGCAGAACAGCTTGCTATCATACCGGATTTGATTAAGGTAGCTAATCATATAGGCGCAAAGATTATTCCATCCGGTGACTGCCACTACGTTCATCAACGTGACGCCCATGCCCACGACATAATGTTATGTGTTGCTACTAACTCAAACATACATACCCCAGATAGATTTTCTTTTTCTGGTGATCATTTTTATCTACAATCTTATGATGAAATGGCTTCTGTATTTTCTGAAGACCAACTAAAAAACACCATGCACGTCTATGACATGATAGACCTTAAGTTAGATTTTGGTGATATACATTTTCCTAATTTTCCTATACCTACCAAAGAAAGTTCTACAGAATACTTTGAGAGACTAGCATGGGATGGTCTAAGACAAAAGTATGGACAAAACTTACCACAAAATATAGTCGATAGAGCACAACATGAAATAAGAGTAGTCAAAGAAATGGGTTTCCCAGAATACTTTTTAGTTGTTTCTGACCTAGTGCGTTGGGCTAAGTCTAACGACATAACCGTTGGCTGGGGAAGAGGTTCAGCAGCAGGCAGTATCCTCTCCTATGCTTTCGGTATAACTAACTTAGATCCAATTAAGTTTGGTCTATTGTTTGAAAGATTTCTTGTAGAGGGAAGAAAGTCAATGCCGGACATTGACTTGGACTTTGACGATAGATACAGAGACAAAGTTATTGAATATGCAAGACAAAAATATGGAGAAGATAAAGTAGCTCATATATGTACGTTCAATAGAACTGGGGCAAAACAATCTATACGAGATGCAGCTAGAGCCCTTGGTCTTGACTATGCAAGCGGAGACAGAATAGCAAAGCTAGTACCTCCGCCGGTGTTGGGTGTTTCAAAAAATCTAAACGACTGTATGCAGGTTACAGAATTCAGCGCAGCTTATAACACAGAAGAAAACAGCAAGCTGATTATAGATACCGCATTTGGCTTAGAGGGCGTGGTCCGACAGACTGGAATCCACGCTGCAGGTATAGTTATATCTAAGGAGCCATTGATAGAGTATCTCCCTGTAATGAAAAAGGGAGCAGACAACCCCTTGATCACGCAATGGGACATGGGCAGAGTCGAGCAATGTGGGCTATTAAAAATAGACTTTCTTGGCTTAAGAAACCTTGGCGTGATAGACCAGTGCATAAAGACCGTAGAAAAAAGAACAAATAACAAGATAGTGCTTGACGACATACCCCTAGACGATGAAGACACTTATAGGGAACTGTGCAAGGGTAACGCTATGGGTGTCTTTCAGTTAGAGTCTGCAGGTATGCGCGAGCTGATGATACAAATGCAACCTAGATCAATCCAAGATATTATGGCTTTGATATCACTTTACAGACCAGGGCCAATGGGATCTGGCATGGACAAGCTTTACATAGATAGAAAAAATGGTAAGGCAAAGATATCTTATGTACATGAAAAGATGGAGGAGGCACTAGGTTCCTCTTTGGGTATTATGCTCTACCAGGAAGATGTTTTAGCAGTAGCACGAAGCCTTGCAGGATTTTCTGCTAGCGAAGCCGATGACCTAAGAAAGGTAATCGGCAAGAAACAGATGGACAAGATAGCAAAAATAAGAAAAAGTTTTGTTACAGGATGTATCGAAACTTCTGGTTTAACAAAGTCAATTGCAGATAAAATATTTTCTGACATTGAGTTCTTCGGTGGGTATGGTTTTAACAGAGCCCACGCAGCAAGCTACGCAATGATATCGTATATTACGGCATACTTAAAAACTCATTACACAGCTGAGTACATGGCTGCTTTAATAACTTCAGTAGCTGGCAATAAAGAAAAACTATTCTTGTATCTAAACGATTGTAGGAAGTTGAATATAAATGTTCTTCCTCCATCAATTAACAAATCTGGTATAGATTTTGAAGTTGAAGATGATAATAATATCTTGTTTGGTTTGGGTTCAGTGAGCGGCATCGGTGCTTCGATAGCAGAGTCAATAATACTAAAAAGAGATACCGAAAAACCATACTCTAGTATGTACGACTTTTTTAGAAGATGCGATCCAACTGTGCTAAAGAAGTCTACTTTAGAGCACTTGTCTTACGCTGGTGCACTAGACGAATTGATACCAGAAATGGAAGACGAAGACTTAAACAGATCAGTTGAACTTTCTATTTTAGAAAAAGAAAAAGAAGAGCTAGGTATCTACGTTACAAAGCACCCGCTAGAGGGTACTTGGGACAAGATGAAACCAAACATAGATGTTGAGCTCATCCAAATACCAGAGTGCGTCACTAATAGCTACCTTAAGGTTGGAGGAATCATCACTGCTTCCAAAAAAATAATAACCAAAAAAGGTGCAAGAATGTTTAAGTTTAACATTGAGGACCCAACTGGTGAGTTAGAAATAATAGTCTTCCCCAAGGATGCTAAAAATTATTCAGATGATTTTTTTAAAGCAGGTGAAATAGTTTACATATCTGGAACCTTGAATAGGGAAACTGATGATGAGAATTCAAGCTATAGAGTTTTCCTTTCTAATATAGAGAAGATAGATCACGCTACATTATTCAGCGGTAAGGCAATCTACTTAGAAATAGATACTTTAAATTCAGAAAAGATACAACAGATTTGTGATATAATAAATGCGCACAATGGTAATAAACAGGTTTATCTTAAGGTAAAGAATAATTTAGGGACTTTTGTTTATCGTTTTAATAAAACAACAAACAGAAAAGCAGAAGCCTTATTCGACACAATCATAAAAGAGGAGAGTTATGGCAGCAATAGGTAGTTTTAAAAATCCAACAGAAAAAGATTGTTGGAAGTATTGTAATTCTTGTGGCAGATGCGAGAACAAAGAGCGCTACACGAAGTGCAATGGATGCAGCGGAAGATATGACCCACAAGGGATGATAGAACCGTGCCAAGATGATTTTTGCGATTGTAGAAACGGCATACTAAGATGGAAGACCCAACAGGGTCGACTAATAATCACCAGATTTAAATCAAACCCTTACGCAGGTACGGTAAAGATAGAGAAAAAATCAGAAGACGAAAGAGATTGGGATTCTTACGTCAAGGATATGAGAAACAAAATGGGCGATCCAAACTGGAACCCTATAACAATAGTTGGAGACTAATTTATGTTAAGAGCAGAAGTAGGCAGAATGCACATGGGCAATGTTGTCCTTGTAGAGTACGAATCATTAGACGAAGAAAAGCCTTTGTTTTTTATCCAATCTGGCGTAGCAGGTTTTAGCGCGACAAAAGAAGAACTTGAACACTTGTACGGGGTGCTTAACTATTGGTTCAATATGGAGTCCATAATGAATTGCGTTATCCAAACCAACTCGATAGATGAAGATGAAGAGTAATATATGAAGAAAGATAACTATGACGAAATGGAGCTAGGCGATACTGGCTGGGTCCCAATGCCAAATGGGTCCTATAAAAACATTTACAACAATCATTATATCGATGACCTCGGAAGAGAATTCGATGAACATGGAAATTTAATATTCTCCCCTGACAATCTAAAGGAATAAATGATAAACATTAAATCAGTAGAAGATCTTTCTGACCTGGAAAGAATGTCCTTGATGGACTTGTCCTATTCTAGAATTGACACTTACAAAATGTGCCCAGCAAAATACTTCTATGGCTATATTCAAAAGGAGCCTAGACTTTTTGGAGAAGCAGCAGTACTGGGAAATATAGTTCACTCGGTGTTAGAGGACAATCTTTCTAACGAAAAAGACCTAGACATAGAGAGTCTTTTTAATTCTTATGAACAAAAGAAGTCTGAGTGGGATCCTAATTCTATTATTAACTCTGAACTTATATCTGTTGGCAAAGAGATATTAAACGAATTCTACGATAGACATTCCGGTGAAACTTTACATATTAAACATAAAGAAATGGGCTTTAACTTTATCGTAGGCCCATTTAATGTTAATGGCTTCATAGATAGGGTCGACGAATACGACGACAGAATTGACATTATAGATTATAAAACGGGCAAGTGGGAAGTATCGCAAAAATCTATTAAAGACAACCTACAGCTCGGCATATACGCTCTGGCAGCCAAGCTAGCCTACCCTGACAAGCAGATCTATGCTGAGCTTTATTACCTGAGATCAGGCAAGCGTAAGGGTCATTTGTTTACTGACGAAGACATCCAATCTGCCTACGATAACCTGATTGAACAGGGCAATAAGATAAGGAATGACATCAGTTTCCCTACCACGTCCAATGAAAGAGTCTGTTCTTTCTGCGACCATGCAAAGTCGGGGGCCTGTGCAACCGGAGTTATGCGCAACAAAAAAGCCCAGAGCCGAAAGGCCCTGGGCTAAGTTGTCTAATTAATTTAAATTAGATACTGTAAGTTGCGTTATTAACTGAATCAGCTACAAGGTCAACGCCGTTGTCGCTTTCGATAACTACCTTGATTGCATCATCTGTGCTGTAACCGAGCAGTTCGAGAGTCTTAACTGCCGAGCTCTGCATATCAGCTACAAAATTATTAACTAGTAAGTTTAATGTTGTCATCTTATTTTCCTATTCTGAGTGGTTAACTTGTATTTTATTTAAAAGTATTATATAATAGGTATAACTAACAAGCAGTAAGGATATCTCATGAGCATCACAGTTGTCAAGCCAGACGAGTTTTTTTTGGAAAAATCTTTTCAATCAAAACATCCGAATTTTAAAGCCGCTGCTAAGAAATATTTAAATAAAAATATACCGCAAGAGGATAGTGTATCACCCAAAGGCGGCAAAGGCAACTTGTACAGGTACACAAAAACTGGATACAGAGAAGACATAGGAATAAACGTAAGGTCTAATTGGGAAGCAAACTTTGCAAGGCTTGCACTCATATACAAAATAGATTTTGAATTTGAACCAAAAGTTTTTACATACCCTATTAAAAGGGGAACCAAATCTTATACTCCTGATTTTTATTTTAATAAAACTCAAGAATGGATTGAGATAAAAGGTTATCTAGATGAAAAAAGTAAAATAAAAATTAAAAGATTTAAAAGGTATTATCCAGAAGAGTTTAGTAAGTTCACGATGATCATAAGCAGGTATTCAAATGAAGCCAAAAAGTTTGTCGAAGACCTAGAAGTACCTAATGTAATTTTCTATGAAGATATCAGGGATTATTACTTTGAATTAATATACAAATGGGAAGGCAAATAAAATGGCGGCATACAAAGAACAGTATTACACATTAGAAGAAAACGAAATGCAGGACTTGATCCAAAAAGCAAAAGATGGAAACATGTCCGCTCAAAACGAATTGATAAAAGTTTTTAATAACTTTTTGACGAAGTATTCTACAATGCTGTACTACCGGAAAGTACAACCTAGCAGATTATGACATAAGAAGGTTCATAGCTCTTTTTATAAAAGACAATTACGCAAGGCTAGCATTAGTAAGAAACAAGTTGAACCCGTCTGCTTTAAAGATAGTCAATGAAGCTATGAGGGGAATAACTTACATGGCAAAAAGGTATGGTGACGAAGAAGACATCAGGCAGACTGTTGACATGACGTTCTTCCAATGCATAGGAAGGTACCAAAGGAAAGATTCAGAGAAGGGACCTATACCATTTAGTGCATTCCTTTATAGTTACTTCTTCTACTTGTTAAAGAAAAATGTTGACACATTCTTAATAGATCAATTAGGAAGGAAAACATTTCCACTTATAACAGACGATGATTACGAGCCAGAAGACGGAGAACAACAAGTGGGGTTCAAGGCCCCACCAGTAGAGTACGATCTAGCAAAGCTGTTATGCGTTGAATCAATAGATGAGATGTGGGTTCTTGGGGCTACTGCAGCAGAACCTTTCAACCAGCTATCCATTCAAGAGAGGCAGCTGCTAAAATGGAGGTTTGTTGATGGTAAGAAATCTTCGGAGATAGCAGAAAGAATAACAGAGCATCCCAATACGGTTAGAGAACATTTAAAAGACATAAGAGATAAAATTAAATCGATAATAGCATCCTCAAATTTAGAGGATCTTTTTAAATTTGTAAAGGAATAAGAAATTGGAAGATAAAAATCTACAAACGCTACACCGTCTACTTAGTGATTTTTTGAGCCCTCAGATAACAGAGGTACTAAACGCTTACGCTGAAGGTGAAAACTATAAAAAGTATTTTATTGAAATACCAGATATGGATAATGTAGATTTGGGTATTCACGACCTAGCTAATCTTGTAGCTAAAACCTCTAACGCCTTTGGTAGAGCAGCTAGATTTGCTGGTATGGCTAGAGCTCATTATAAGATAGTAGAAGGTAGATACAAAAGAATCTACAAGAAGAATAGAAACGGCAAGAACGAAGCCGAAAGAGAGGCATCCGCGCTGACTGCAGCAGAAGATGAGTATCAGGCTATGGTGACTGCAGAAGCGATAGTTAACTTAGCAGAGTCGATGGAGACTTCTTCTAGAATAGCTTCTGAGTCCGCCAGAAAATTAATGGATAAAGTTCAATCAATGCAGATAGCTTCAGCAAGAGAAGACAAAGGTATGCATTCCGAAAGCGAGTATACTCAATGGTAATGTCAATAAAATATATAGCACACTATAAGTGTGTAGAGACACCAGAAGAATTTTATTCCGAAACAAGAAAGTCTTTAGACTATCCAACACAGGTAAGGTATAAGTCAAAGAATTATTTACTGTTTGCAACTATGATAATTACTACAACGAAACAAGAAAAAAAGCTTGTTGATGTAGCAAAAGAAAGAAATATAGAATGTTACGTAAAGCTGTAGTAGGCATATGCATATAGAAGTTTTTTGTGACGGAGCCTCAAGGGGGCAAGGGCAAAAGAAAATAGGTGAAGCATCGTGTGCTACTGTAGTTTATAAGAACAGAAAAAAGGTAGCTCAATTTGCAAGAGGGCTTGGTTCTAGAAGTAACAACGAGGCAGAGTATGAAGCAGTAATTGCTGGCCTCCTGGTCTGCAGTATGTCTGGGTTCCTGGACCCAATTATATATACTGATTCAGCAGTAGTGGCAAACCACATAAACGGTAAATGGAAATGTAAGAATAAAGCACTACTGCCTTTGCTAATGACTATAGAAGACGTTAGACAAGAGTTTAACTTTAGGGTTGTCCAGGTTAGTAGAAATATAGTTTGGGAACCGGATCAACTGTGTAACCAATTTTTAGATCAACTTGAAAAGAGAATGTCATCTTACCAGAAAGCGTGATATAATATTGGACATGGAAAAAATAACATTTAAAAAACAACAACCTATCGTTATAGGTTTAGCTGGTAGAGCTGGAAGTGGGAAGACCTCTGTAGCAGAATCTATAGTGCCAAAAGCTGGCTTTGAAGTTCTTAGGTATGGGATGAAGTGGGACCATATATTTTATGCCCTTCCATTATACGAGATGGCTTCGTCCAAGAAAAACATACAAGGCTTAAATGCTGACTCAAGAAAGAAGTATGCTCTTCACGATACTCTTTATGAGATATACGGAAGATCTTCTATTGGAGTCATACCGGATTACGATTTATTGATAGAAAAAGTCAACCAAATATATGACCTTAACATAGAACCAGAAGGCATCAAGCCAAGATCATTCTTGCAAAAAGCTGGAGATATTTGTAGAGACGGTTACGAAGACTGCTTCTGCCATTGGGCGATACATAAGACAACAAATCTTTATAGGAAATACGTATCTTCATTAGATGAAGACGCAGAAGAGAATCCTTTCTGTGTTATAATATCGGATGTTAGATATGAAAACGAAGCAAAGTCGATTCTCAAGATGCCTAACGGTATTGTAATATATTATTCTGCAACAGAAGAGACATTGAACAACCGTTTACTTAAAAGAGATGGTAGACTATCTACTACGGAACAAAGTTCACATTCAAGTGAGCTGTTTTTAGACAAGGTAAAAGACATAGCGTCTTTTGTCATAGAAACAGACAACATGGACATAGAAGAACAAACAGAAGCAACATTAAAATTACTAGGGTTACAGGAGAAAAACAATGCCTAAGATAACAAAGACCGCACAAGAACAGTCTTCGGACTCACCAATAGACAACATCGTTTCTATAAACGCTGCTGAGATATCTATATCATCTAACCCAATATTCATATGCGGGGTCAATAGAAAAGTAAATATAGGTAACTTTGAAAATATTGACATCTATGCTGGGGTAACTTTGCCTCTTAATGGTGTCTCCTTGGAGGACAAAGAAGGTCTTAGACTGGCAGTACAAGAAGCTGCTGCCTACGCTTTTTCCTTGGTTTCAAAGGAAACTAGCGAAAGATACTCCCTAATCAAGGAATCGCAACAAAACAAGTAAGCAATTTGACTTACTCGGCTACTATAGTATATACTGATAATCCACTTAAACTTTAAAGAAAAGGTAAAAACATGTTCAAAAAATTAGTTCTTAAACTTAAGGCACTCATGGCTGGCAAAGACGTTAAGAAGTTAATTGATTCTATCCCTAGTGAAAGCATCAAGTCTTCGGTTAATGTAGTCGTCAAAGAGGTTGTTGAAGAAGCAGAAAAGATAGCAATTACTGTAGATAATTCTGTTGAAGAAGTCAAGAAGCAAGTCAACAACGAAGTAGACAAAGTAAAGAAGACTAAGAAGCCAGCAGCTAAGAAGCCAGTAGCACAAAAGCCAGCACCAAAAAAGAATAATACAAAAAAATAACAATTATTATTCTAAATTATTATTTTAAAGCGTTACTATGTACTTTAGCGCTAAAATAGCCAAAAGCATAGGGTGGTAACTAATGGAACTTGTTATAGCTGCAATTGTCACCGGAGCTTTTGGGCTTCTAACAATCATGGTAGAAAAAGGGCGTCGAGAAAACGTAAAAGATCATGGTTTTGTTAAAGAAAAACTTGATAACCTTCTTGTGAGTATAAATAATATTGATGAAGATGTTGCACATATAGAGGATAAATTAGACACCCATATTCATGACCACCTTACAGGCGCATTAGGCAATACGAGCACAAATAAAAAGAAGAGCTAATGAACTGCACAAACGAAGAACACCACGTACATAATAGTCAACCTTGCAGTACTGGCAATGCCGGTGGTAACCATGATCAGGGTCAGCACAATATGCACTGGCATATAAACAAAAATTCTTTTAAAGCTTTAATTTTAAATTTAGTATACTTCTCACTGCACGCTGTGACTATAGGTATACTATTATCTAGATAATACAGCCTACTACTTTATCTTGTAGTATAATAGGTGCATGGAAAATGGTTACTCTATGTTTGATGGCTTTATGCCATTAATCAAAAATGTTACAGTCTCGGCTCTTACTAACTCCCTTGCATCAAGCGGAGAAATTGTCAACGTACACTGCATCAACATACAAACTGTTGAAGGGCATGATTTTGTCTTTAGTATGTCCCCACATGATCTTCATAGATTAAATCTTCTGATTATGAAAACTTTGATGATTGACATCTAACATGGGCATAATAATATTTAAAGACCTTGAATTTGGCGACCTACCAAAGACTCCGGCTACTCCTTACCCTGACTATGCGCTCCAACAGGTTAAAGATATAATATATAAGTATGCCTATCGATTTGGCTTTCCTATTAGTTACATACAGGAACAAAATGGGCTGACAATACAGAACATAGTTCCAGTTCATAAAACTGAGCACCAGCAAATCTCTACCTCATCTAGGGTAGAGTTAGAGATGCATACAGAAACTGCTTTCCATCCCTATAAGCCAGATTATGTTATGTTGTTTTGCCTTAGAGGTGACCCTAATGCTGCAACAACTTATGCGAATTTGTCTGATGTATTAAAAACATTAGAACCAGATACTAGAAAAGTTTTAAAGAAAAAAATCTTTACTACCAGTGTAGACATAAGTTTTAGATCAAACGGAGAAGAAGACCAGCAAATACCAATAAGTATTGTTGGGGAAAAAGACGGTAAGCTCACCTTCACTTACGATAGTTATTTTGTGCGCGGAATAAATGAAGAAGCAAATAATGCGTTAGCTAGTTTGCGTTCAGCCATAAAACAATGTACAATTGATATCGTACTGCAGTCTGGTGATCTATTAGTTATAGATAACAATAACACTATTCATGGACGTAGAGAGTTTCAGCCTAGGTACGACGGCACAGACAGATGGATACAAAGAGTTCTTGTTAGAAGAGAAATGCCTCCTATAGAAGAACGAAAAGGCAATGTAATAACCACCAAGATATTTAACTAAGAGGACAAAATGGATCAAAAGAGCATACTTTCTATAATTATTTCATATAATGATTTTAACAACACATGCATGACCGTAGAAAGTTTATTAAACCAGACTATGAAAACTAAGATTGTTGTCTGGGATAACAATTCAAAAGATGGCACAGTGGAAAAACTAAACAATATGTTTGGTGATCTAATAACGGTTCATGCATCTGACCAGAATATGTACTGGACTCCTGCTATCAACGCAGCATTTAGTAACTACTACGATGAAGAAAAGATAATACATTATTCCAATAATGATATTAGCTATCCAAATGAGTCCTTGGAAAGAATGGTTAAGGATCTTATAGAGACTAACGCAGGCGCAGTAGGGCCAACTGGCAGCGCAATTGGCGGGATGCAAGATCATATCGTCCATCACCCTGAAGATTCTAGCTTTAGCTCGAGTGAAGACTTCTATGCAGCGATAAAGAATAGACCACCTACTAGAGCCTCAAGCTTACAGGGCGCATGCGTGCTTATGAGAGCAGAGTCGTTCAAGCTTATGGGCCCCCTAGATAATGCTATGCCATTAGGCGCAGACGACTTTGACTCCAGCATAAGAATTAAGTGCATGGGATTGCCATTGTTTATTTCTCAAAGTGGATACGTTAATCACGTAGGTCATGCTAGTGGAGAAGGGAACGAAAAAACATGGTCTGATCTTGGAGCGCAATCATGGGATTGGTTTAACAAGAAGTGGAGTGGCTTCTACTTTAACGAGCTCGAAGCCCTCAAGTGCATGTGGGCACACGAGTACCACTATGGTTGGGATTATGGCACCGGCTGGATGGATGAAGAATCTAGGTTAAAGGTTTGGCACGCTAGAGGGGTTAATTATGATGGATCACCAATCCAATAACCCTATAAAGGACAGTCCAATGAAGAAAGCACTAGTGCTAGGTGGTGGTGGTTTTATCGGAAGCCATATGGTAAGAAGATTGAAACAAGACGGATATTGGGTGAGAGCTGTAGACTTAAAGCTGCCTGATTTTTCTAAATCATCTGCAGATGAATTTTTAATTGGAGACCTAAGAGACGCACAGTTTGTTGATGAAATCTCAACTGGATTTGATGAAATATATCAGTTTGCTGCAGACATGGGCGGTGCTGGGTATATATTCACTGGCGATCATGATGCAGACGTTATGCATAACTCGGCAACTATTAATCTAAATATATTAAATTCAATTAAGAACAATGCTGTAAGTACTAAGATCTTCTACAGTAGCTCGGCATGTATTTACCCAGAACATAATCAAATGGATCCAAATAATCCAAATTGCGAAGAGTCGTCTGCATATCCGGCAAATCCAGACAGTGAGTATGGATGGGAAAAACTTTTTAGTGAAAGATTATATTTCTCTTTCTATAGAAACTATGGGATAGAAGTAAGAGTCGCTAGATACCATAATATATTTGGTCCTGAAGGCACTTGGAAGGGTGGCAAAGAGAAAGCACCAGCAGCTATTTGTAGAAAAGTTGCAATGGCCTTAGATCAAGACTCTATAGAAATATGGGGTGATGGAGAACAGACAAGATCGTTTCTGTATATAGACGAATGCATTGAGGCTACTCGTAGACTTATGGATTCTGATTTTATTGGACCAGTCAATATTGGTTCAGAAGAAATGGTTAGTATTAACCAACTAGTAGACCTAGCTTGTTCCATAGAAGGAAAGAACTTGACCAAGTCACACGTTCCTGGTCCAACCGGAGTAAGAGGAAGAAATTCAAATAACAATTTAATTAAAGAAAAGTTAAACTGGAATTATTCTCTCCCTTTATCTGAAGGAATTAAAAAAACATATAATTGGATATGTCAAAGAATAGATGGAGAACTATAAATGTATTTAAATAAAAAGATTGGGATTGGTATACCCACCTATGAACGTCCTGAATATTTAAGG